TTTAAACGTGGAAAGCGGCTCTACAGCAGACCAAACAGCCGCCGAAATCGAGACAGCTTGCAATAATCAAGTTGATATTGTTTCTCAGGTTGATGCAGAGGCTGGCACAGCCACAGTAGCTGAGCGTTGGACACCAGAGAGAGTTAAGCAGGCCATTGCGGCTCTTGGCGGGGGTGGAATCCCAAACAACGTAGTTTCTACGTTTAAATCTGATACCGCATCAATTGCCAGTGCTACATTTGCCGAACTTATAAGTGTAAGCATTACACCCTCCTCTGCCAGCAGTAAGGTTTTGGTTACTGTGCATTTGCAAGTTGGTGCGATAACAAGTACCGAGACTGTGGCCCTTAAATTACAACGCGGGGCCACAGATATCGCCATAGGGGATGCGGCAGGGAGCAGACTACGTGTTACAAACATAACGCAGTCTGGCAATAACGCCGTTATGCAGACGGTTTCCATGACGTTCCTTGATAGCCCAGCAACCACTAGCGCCACAGCTTATAGTGTGGAGTGGGCCAACCCGCTTGCGCCCGGATCTGTGTATCTAAACCGATCGCCGGGGGATACAGATAGCGCGCTTTATGGTCGAGGGGCCAGTTCAATAACAGTTATGGAGGTAGCGTAATGGATTATCACAAAGCATTAGAGCATTATGTAAGAGTAAATGGTGGTGAATACCATGCGCCTAGCGAGAAATACAAAGATCTAAAGTGGTTTTCTTCTTCTACTACTAAGCCAACAATGGCGCAGCTAGAAGAGGCTTACGCTGATTATTTGGTTCAATATAATAAAGAAAAATACAAAGACGACCGCAGGGCAGAGTTATTGCTTCTTGATGGTGAGGGGCTAGACGCTATACGAAAAGCCATTGAGGCTTTAGAAGCGGGTCTTCCTTTGCCACAGGAGTACACCAAGTACTCCGATAAAGTTGAGGGTATAAAAACAAAGTACCCTAAACCTAGGGTGAACTAATGACCCCAATTTTAATGTTCTTAGGAGTAACATGATGGACGCTATAATGAAAGCCCTCGGTAGTATAGAGGGCAAGAGAGATTACGATACACACACATCAAAACTGTCAAGTCCAGAAATCCGAAAAAATAAATGGTATCCAAAGAATAAACTGACATAATTAAATTCAAATGGAAAAGTTGAAGGGTTACAAGATGCAAGATTATATTATGTTTGGAATTTCTAGTTTTCGTTATTTTAGGTTTAGTAGGAATAGTTTTCAAAATGGTATCATATTATGAACAACGATAAACAAGAAGCTTGCGGGGAAATAGTAGTGAGCGGTTGGCATTTAAAAAAAGAGGTGACGATAGCTCAAGTCGTCACGATAATTTGTGTGTCGATATCTTTGGTGGTCTGGGCTGTAAGTCTTGAAGGCCGGGTTGACCAGATAGAAAGACACTTCACAGCAGAGGATTTAAGGATCGAGCAGAAGAACGATATTATAGTCCGCGCAATGAACGGTAGATTTGATCGCTATCAAGCCGATGTAAAAGACGCATTGCGAGACATTAAAGGCGGTATAGACCGTGTTGAAGATAAACTGGACAAGAAGGCCGATAAATAATGCTGGGCTTTAAAAGAGTTAAAGAAGATCCGTTATATAACCGCCGCCGGCTCATGATTATCTCTTTCTGTTACGCCGTGATCTGGGGGTTTGTGATCCTAACGTGTGATTTGATATGGGGATTTGATGTTGCAAAAGTTACAGTCTATTTGGGATTTATTTCTACACTCTCTGGGGCGGGTCTCTTCGCCTATTTCAAGCAATGTTCAAAGGATACTCACCATGAAGGGCCAGACAAAAACCCGAAAAGTTGACATGATAATTGTCCATTGTTCTGACACATACAAGACAATGGACATTGGATATCAAGAAATAAAAAAGTGGCACGTTGAAGAGCGGGGCTGGCCGGATATTGGGTACAATTTCATTATTCGCAGAGACGGCACGATAGAACCCGGGCGCGATTTGGACGAAGACGGGGACATATTTGAAGAGATCGGCGCACACACTTACGGCTACAATAAAAAATCAATCGGTATATGCATGGTGGGCGGCAAGGCCAAAGACGGCACCGCTGAAAACAACTTCACAGAAACACAGTTTGAGACCCTTAAAACCTTGATCAAGGTTGTGCGAGCAGATTATCCAATATTGACAGTCCACGGACACAACGAGTTCGCCAACAAAGACTGTCCAAGTTTTGATGTCCAAAAATGGTTACGGGAGCAATTTTCATGAGTGCTTTATGGCGTTTAGTGCCACCGAATATAAAAGCAGCTATCTATATTGGATTGTTTGCGTTTATAATGGGGTCATATGTCTTTGTTTTCTACAAGGGCGCCTCATGGAAAGCCGACAGTATCGAAGCTAAAACAATAATCAAAACGGCCACAATTCGGGAGAAGCAAAATGAGATACGTGATAATCGTCCTTCTGTCCAGCGCACTATTAGCCGGATGCTCAACAATTCGTTCTGATGAACTGACCGCGCCAGATGTCATAAATTACCCAGAAGAGACAATGATAAAAGCGGCCAAGGAAATGGAAGCCGGTTCTGCGCCGACCTTAAATGAGTTGGTTGTGGATTATGGTGTGATGCGGGACCAATCAAGAATACTGAAAGGCGAGACGGTAGATATTTCAAGATGAGCGAACTAAGTAAAGAAGATCTGGACAGACAGCTACGAATAACCCAGCGGGTTCTCGCTATAAAACGATCACGCGAAGGTATGATCCCGTTTGCTAAATTTTTAATGCCGCACCCGGACGATCCGGATAACGCAGAGATGTCTCTGTATAAAGACGCACAGCACCACAAAGTCCTAGCCGCCGCTCTAGAAGAAGTGGAAAAAGGCACAATACCAAGGCTTATTGTTACAATGCCCCCGCGGCACGGAAAGACACAACTCGTCTGTAAATCGTTCATTCCTTGGTACCTAGCGCGCGACCCGTACAGAAATGTTATCTTCGCCACATACAATGAAGATTTCGCGAAAGATCAGGGCGCCGACATTCGCGCGTCCATTCTACACCCGGCTTTCTCCCAAGTTTTTCCTAATTTCAAACTTCGCAAGGGCGGGTCTTCAAAAGGGAGGCTCCAGACTGACAAAGGCGGCCTAGCGGTGTTTGTTGGGCGTGGCGGCTCTATCACCGGGCGTGGCGCGGACATGCTTATTATTGATGATCTTATCAAAGATGCGGAAGAGGCGGAAAGCCCAACAATAAGGGAAAAGTGCTGGGAGTGGTTCACTAAAGTTGCCATGACGCGTCTTATGACCGTCGGCGCCGGTGTTGTTATTGTTATGACGCGCTGGCACGAAGATGATGTTGTTGGGCGGCTCACAGATCCGTCCAATTCTTGCTATTCTGAAAGCGAAGCAAAAAAATGGAAAGTTATTAATCTCCCCGCGATTGCTATTCCTAGCGATCCACTTGGCCGCGAGGTGGGCGAAGCGCTCTGGCCGGAACGCTTCCCACTGGAATTTCTGAATGCTCAGAAAACCCTCAACCCCCGCGGATTCTCTGCTTTGTATCAACAGCGCCCAACTCCGGAAGACGGAGATTATTTTAAGAGAGATTGGATAAAATATTACAATCCCGCGCAAATTGATTGGGAGGAACTCAGTATATACGCTTCTTCTGACCATGCGGTTGGAAAGGACAAAACTAGGAACGATCAAAGCGTCCTGTTGATCGTTGGTGTGGACGAATTGGACAACATGTATATCGTCGATTGTTGGCACGGACGAGAGACGCCGGACGTTGTTACAGAGAGAATGATCGACCTGATGGACGTTTACAAGCCGATTTCTTGGTATGCTGAGAAGGGCCATATAACACAGTCCATGGGGCCGCACCTCCGCAAAAGGATGGAAGAGCGTAATGTTTATTGTGCGGTAGAAGAAGTCACCCCATCCCAGAACAAAGAACAAAGAGCGCAATCAATCAGGGCGCGCATGGCTATGGGTAAAGTATTTTTCCCCAAGCAAAAGCCGTGGGTAAATGATATGATTGAAGAGTTAATGAAGTTTCCTAACGGAAAACATGATGATTTTGTTGATCCTTTAGCGTATATTGGATTGAAGCTTGGGCGGCAATTTGGACCGTCCGGAGAACTTACCGAGGAAGACAACACTCCAAAGATCGGAACTATGGAGTGGATCAAGGCGGATAGTAATTATAGAAGGATGTTGGCTGGGTTCAGCGGCGCAGGAGATATATTATGAACGAAGACACAACATTAGGTGTGGTACAAGAAGCCGCTGCAAACCCAACTGGGGAAACGCCAGAAAAAGAGAGCACACGACAGCTCGTAAAAGACATTGTGGCCAAGGTCAAAAAAGGCCGTGACCATCACAAAGACGCCTTTAAGCGCATGCGCCAAGACCAAGAGCTTGTCCACCAAGGCACAAGCAAAACGCAATATATGAACGGAAAAAAATACGTTGCCAATATCGTGCAAAGACACGTCCAGCAACGAGTTTCGTCACTTTACGCAAAAAACCCAAAAGCCTCATATCGGCGCCGCAAAAAGCGGGATTTTGCTGTATGGGATGAGAAGGTTCAATCTTTACAGGGAGCTGTTGCACAATTGCAGCAGGGTATATTAGATCCTAATGCAATAGCCATGCTCACAGATTACGAAAAGGGCATGCAAAGACGCAGAATGTTGGACGGCCTTGGTGAGACGCTTGTTGGCCTCTTTCAATATTTCACAGATGAACAGGTACCTAGCTTTAAATTGATGATGAAGCAGTGTGTCCGGCGCGGTGTTGTGACTGGTGTTGGTTATTTGAAACTTGATTTTCAGAGATCAATGATCAGAAACCCGTCCACACAAATGCACATAGACAGCCTCCAAGAGAAATTGGACAAGATCCGTGTTTTAACGGAGGACATTACGGAGGGCGATATTGACGCCGATAGTGGGGAGGCGCGCCAATTAGAGTTGATGATCCAAAGCCTCATGAATGAGGACCTTGTTGTGGACCAAGAGGGTGTTATCTTTGGGTTTCCGCAGTCAACAGCCCTAATTATTGACCCGAATTGCATACAGCTCCAAGGTTTTATTGGTGCGAACTGGGTTGCGGAAGAGCATTTCTTTGATCCCAAAGAGGTTGAGGAAATTTTCAATGTGGATCTGAAAGACGCGAAATATACAAAATACGCTAAGAACCGCGCCAACGAAGCGCGCGGCGGCGGTCCGTCTTATTCTGATACAAGATCAACTAAAGAGCCTCAATGCTGTGTTTGGGAATACTATGATCGGACAACCGGTCTTCGCTACTACGTCATGGACGGCTATGCCGATTTCCTAGAAAAGCCAGACTCTCCAAACGTAGACCTAGAGCGGTTTTTCCCTTATTATTCTTTGGTATTTAACGCGATTGAGAACGAGAAAGAGCTTTTCCCCCCTTCTGATATTCGCCTATTAAAACCAATGCAGGACGACCATAACTTTGCACGAGAAGGTCTCCGTGAGCACAGAAAAGCAGCACGCCCAAAATACGTTATCCCAAAGAACTCTATGGAAGAGACGGATATTGTCGCTCTTAGAACGCACCAGCCGCACCACGTAGCGCAAATCAAGGGCATGCAGCCCGGGCAAAAAGCGGCTGACTTCATATCTCAGGTGCCAACCGCGGCAATCGACCCAAATCTTTATATCACCACACACTTGTTGGACGACATCCAGATTGTTATCGGGTCACAGGAAGCAAACCTTGGGTCTGTTTCTAAAGCCACAGCCACAGAAACATCTGTTGCTGAGAATGCTCGCATGACAAGCATACAGTCAAATATTGATGATCTGGACGATTTCTTATCTGATCTCGCGCGCGACTCTGGACAGGTTATGTTGGTCGAAATGGACTCAGAGAGCGTGATCAGTATTGTTGGACCCGGCGCGATATGGCCCGAGCTTTCAGCGGAGGAGATTAAGAAAGAAGTCAACCTTAAGATCGAAGCCGGTTCTTCTGGTAGACCAAATAAAGCAGCGGATCTCGCCAATATGGAGCGTGTTCTGCCTTATATTATACAGATCCCCGGCATTGACCCAACTTGGCTGGCGAAAGAATTGCTACGCCGTCTCGATGATCGCTTAGACATCACAGACGCGGTAGCCAGCGGCCTACCGTCAATCACAGCGTTGAATGGCATGGTTGGCGCTGGAGCCGGGAACCCCGGGGAAGAAACGGGCAGCGGTGCTGCGCCAGCAAGTCAAGGCGCGCAGGGCGGCAATAACCAGAAACAGCCACAGCAAGGCACCCCGGGACCGCAACCCGGCTTCCCTACAGGGCAGCCCGTCCAATAACCTAAACCGTCCAATATTATTTGTGTATCGTCCAAAAAAGTGTTTTGTTTTTGTCCAACAGTGGGTATAATGAAATTCTCTGGACGGCATCATGTCGTCCAATAACCTAGAAACCATAAGGACTGTATATGCCCGGAAAGCAAAAGCCTTCAGAGTCGTCCCCTGAAGATCAAGTATTGGACAGTAGCTCCGACGAACTGGAAAACGATGATCTGGAAACAGGTCAAGAGGAAGAAAGTTCAGAAGAAACGGAGGCGGCTTCGTCCGACGCCGACGACAGTAAAAGCTCCGAAGAAGAACGGAAAGACCTTCTAGACGTTGTAAAAGACGTTGTTAAGAAAGACGATGAGCCATCATCCGAAGACAAGAAGAAAGAAGGTAAAGAAGGGAAAACTAAGGAGGATGCTTCGTCAGCATCCAAAGATGGTAAATCAGAAGAAGATGATGATGCTTCCGATGAGTTTACGGAGGAAGATCTTGCAAAAGAGAAGCCTTCAACTCAGAAGAGGATCAGAAGCTTAACTGGTAAACTGGAAGAGTCTCATTCTCAGATTGAGGAATTAACGCCGCACGCTGAAAGCTACCGTAAAATTGACGGTTTCATGCAACAATATGGGATAACACCCGAAGAGTCCGCAGAAGCTTTCACAATCATGGCTCTGGTTAAAACAGAACCTGATAAGGCACTCCAACGCATGCAACAGCATGTCGACAATATTGCTGGTGTGGTGGGCGAAAGCCTCCCAGACGACCTAAAGCAAAGAGTTGAAGACGGAACGCTGGACGAAGCAGACGCGAAGGAGCTTTCCAAAGCCCGAGCAACGGCAAATCTCGAAAGAGCGCGTCGTGAGACAATTCAAACAACGGCCAAAAAGGATGAGAAGACGCGGGAAACCGCAAACGCAAATACTTTATTGGCCCGAACTTTGGACGACTGGCAAGCCAAGACAGCAGAAACCGATCCTGATTACCAGAAAAAGCATGGGTTCATAAAGACGCAACTTCAAGCTCTTGTTGCGGAATTGGGCGCCCCACAAAATGCAGAGGAGGTCGTGCAATACGCTAATATAGCCAAAGGCATGGTCGACAAGCAAATTGGAGAGGTAGCACCAAAACCGCAGAAGAAGGAGAAGAAGTCTATTAAGAGCCGTAGTGCTTCTGGTCCATCGCCGCAGCCGAACCCCGAGACAGTGCTAGACGTTGTCCGACAAGCTGCAAGCGGTGGTTAATTAAACTTTAACTTGAAGGAACGGAAAAATGCCTTTTTCAGCTCAAGAGTTAGCCAACATTGCTAACGCTACGCTTGACCACATTGTTCGTGGTCAGCCTTTATCCCAATCCATTCAGGAAAAGCCTCTGTATAACGGCCTTCGCTCAAAACAGAAGACCTTTCCGGGTGGTAAGGATTACATCTCACTACCGGTCAAGGGTGACTATACGACAACTATTCAGGGCTATAGCCATGATGAAACTGTCACGTATCAGAACCCCGCCAACATCAAACGAGTGCAATATCCGTGGAAAGAGATCCATGCTGGTATTTCATTGACGCTTACCGAACTTAAAAAGAACGGTATTAGTGTTGTGGATACCACTACTGGTGAAGATACCTCGGAACATTCAGAACTAGAGCTTATCCAGCTCGCCAACATTCTAGAGGACAAGTTGGAAGACATGTCCGAAGGTTGGGCGCGAGGCTTCAACAGTATGTTGTGGGCCGATGGTACGCAGGATAGCGACGAGATTGCTGGCATTCAGTCAATCATCGTTGATGATCCTACTACCGGTGTCGTTGGTGGTCTGAATGGAGCATCATTCTCTTGGTGGAGAAACCGCGCTTTAGTGGGCGCAAACAAAATCACATCAGCGTCTTCCAACGGTGGTGTGCTTATTCAGACAATCCAGAAGGAATATCGCCAGTTACGCAAGTTTGGCGGCAATCCTAATGTTTGGTTGGCTGGAGCCGATTTCATTGACGCTCTTGAAGTAGAGCTTCGTGCTAATGGTAATTACTCTGATAGCGGCTTTAACCAGCGCGGCAAAACAGAGTTTGGCATGGCCGATCTTTACTTCAAAGGTGTGCCCATCGTGTATGATCCTACTTTGGATGATCTCGGGTACTCCAAGCGTATGTATGTGATCGACAACAAGCACATCTACTTGGATACAATGCAGGGTGAAGATATGCGTACTCACACACCGGCTCGTCCGGCTGAGAAGTACGTGCTCTTCCGTGCAATGACCTATACAGGTGGACTTGTATGTGACATGCGTAACAGCTCAGGGGTCTACGAGATCGCTTAAGCAATTGGGATTTGGAGGCCCTTAATTGGGCCTCCACTGACCATCTTTTAACCTTTTAACAGGAGAATTAAAATGCCTGAATATGAAAGCCACGCAACGGTAAACGCGACACTCGCATCAGCCGTTGCATCAGCGGGGACGTTCTTAGTCGGTTATCCAGCCGGATACGATGAGAGCATGTTCGCAGAACAGGGACACAAGCTCTCTGTCAAAAATGGCGGGGACTACATCAGCCCTCGTGATTTCACTGTATCGTTCGGTAATACCGGCGCGACAGTAACTTGGAACGACAGCCTAACACTTGCTGCCGGTACCGAACTTTGGGTCCAGTTGGACGTAAAGGGCGGCGACGGCGATGTTGACGTACGACAGCTTAATGCTGGCCGCGTTGGCAAAGTGTACCCTGTTATCCTTAACTTGGGTGCTCCTGATGCACCAGACGTCAACGGCATCTTTGAGAGTGCGTCTGATACAGGCGCGCACACCATCACACTTGATGGTGCTCTTTTAGCCGATGGCGTTGTGACGTTCGATGTTCCTCGGAATATCGTTGTCGACTCCGGTGGTGCCGATACTGCCGTCCTTACCTTCACAGGTACTGACGAGTATGGCGTTGCTGTTGTCGAAAGCATCACACTGAACGGCGCAACTGCTGTCCAAGGTAAGAAAGCGTTCAAGACAATTACTGGTGTTACATCCAGCGCCACCATTGCTAATGGTGCGTTCGCTGGTCCCGGTAATGTTCTTGGTCTGCCTATCTATCTTTCTGACGCTGACTTTATTGTCACCGAACAGGAAGATGGCGCGGCAGCTACCGCTGGAACGACTGTTGCTGGTATTAATGCCAAGCAAACAGCCACTACCGGTGATGTTCGAGGGACTTACGTTCCAAACAGCACACCCGATGGAGATAAAAACTTCTCCATCGTTGTTATTGCGGAAGACGCAAATAACACTGGTGGCACGCAGTACGCGGGTTAAACCGCATAAAGATTAAAGTTGGCCGCCGTGGTGGTGGCCAACTTTTTCCTCAACCAACCTAACTGGAGACGAAAAATGCAATTTGGTAAATTTGAAGTACAAATCGGCGGAGAAATGACAAACACCGTTGTAAGAGACGGGATCTCACCGGCTGAATATATGATCATGCAGGTGTTGCATGGCGACCACAGCATGACACCGATTGAGATCACATCACAAAAGAACACACCACCGTCAGAAGAAATGGAGCGCCTACGCGAGCGGTTCAAAACAAAGAATAGCATTGCGGCACTGAACGCAGTGTTTCCCGGCGCCCGTCCAATCAACGTACCTGTGAATTTCTCAGACATTGGTTTAGACGACATTCAGCGCGCGGAAGACACGCAAAAGGAAGCGCTCAAAGGGACGGGCATGTCTGCCGAGGACGCACAAGCAGTGATAGCGGCCACAAATAAGAGAGCGGCCAAAGAAGAAGCTGAGGTCAAGTCCGCAGAAGAGGCAAAGTTGAAAGCTGCTGAGGAGGCCGAGTTAGAGGCTGAGAAAGAAGAGCAAGCCGCAAAAGACGCTGCCGCTGTCCAGAAACAGCCAGAAGCTGAGAAGCCAAAAGGCCAAGGCAAAAAAACCAAGGCAAAGAAGACTGAACAGAAACCCGCAAAACCAGAAACAAAAAAAGAAACTGAGTTTGAGGATAATGTTAAGATCGAGTACAATGATTAAATGACTGGGCCAGTCATAATGGCTGGCCTATTTATTCTAAAGGATCTGTTATGGCTAGAGGAAATACACTTGAACAGCTTATTGCTAGGTTTCACAACGAAGTCGGGGATATAGAAGCCCCTTCTTATGGTGTTGGGGCTAGAGCCTCTGTAATAAGGCTTTTACAGCGTGTCCAAGAAACTCTTTGGGAAGAGCACGACTGGCCATTTTTACAGATAAAAAAAGACGTTAATATACAAGCTGGCTCACGGAGATACGATATACCGGACGGACTGGCTGTCGACCGCATCCAAAAAGTTCAAGTGAAATACGGCGGGATCTGGGGTAAGGTTAATTTTGGGATTGACGAAGATCGAGAATATAAGACATTCGATAGCGATGTTGGGGATAGAAACGACCCGGTGCGAAGATGGGATTACTATTACGACACCGACAACAACACAGAACAATTAGAGGTTTGGCCTATACCGGCCACCAACTCTGACGCCACCACGTTCAATGGGTACATGCGTGTGACCGGCATTAAAACGCTGTCCAATCTTGTCGCAGAGTCAGACACAGCGGATCTGGACGGCAATCTTATTGTTCTGTTCGCAGCCGCCGAGGCTCTGGCCCGGGACAGGTCAGACGACGCAGCAGCAAAACTAGAAGCGGCGAACCGGTTACATGCGAGATTAAAGAGCAACACATCAAGCTCTGAGAGTTTTAGCTTGGGGTCCATGGATATGGAAGAAGATGAGGATTGTGGGAGAACAAGAATTAGAGCTGTGTACGGCGACACATCGGGGGCTTAAATGGGAAATCCATATATTTTAGTTGAGGATTTCCGAGCGGGTTTGGACACCAGAAAGATGGCTGTTACAAGCCCACCCGGCACACTTCAAACATTACAGAATGCGCAGATAACAAGGGGTGGAGAAATTGAAAAAGGCCAGTCTTTCGTCGAGGTTGTCGAGGCCGAGGCAGGGGACACACACGGCCTTTTAAGCACGCCAAAAGGATTTCTGGTTTTTGGATCAGAAGACCTAACAGGAACTTACACAAATAACGTCATAAAATCCAACCCGCCGATAAGGTACAGGCGACTTACAGTGTCTTCTGGCGCCACAATGGAAAGCGTGATAAGCGCGACGCTTTATAGTGGAAATCCTTATGTTATCGCAAAATACGACGATGGTATTATCCACCATTTCTATGACGGAACAGAGGTCACAGACTGGTTCTCCAATAAGGGGCGCGCACAGTTTACCATATCTGGGGGGTCGGCAGACGCAGCATCTGGTTCCACAGGAAGCTTCGATTTAACTGAGGGCTTCATAGGCAATCAGGTGACGCAAATCACAGTAGATGGTGCAAACATAATGAGTGCGGCTGTTGTCTTTGCATCAGGCGGTAATACACAGACGGTAATAAGCAATGTTGTGGATAACATAAATGCATATACAGCTACGTCCGGATATTCAGCCTCTTGGTCTGGCGACACCATAACCATAAACTCAGTTGCTGTTGGCACAGGAACTAATGGATACGTAATCTCACCAACAGTAACAGGGGACTTTACTGCGTCCAATATCGTTAATATGACTGGCGGCACCGCGGCTAGTCAGATAACGGTGATCACTGTAAACACTGCATCCGTGATAGACACCGCGATTGATTGGTCTGGTTCAAATTCACAAACAGCGCGCGCCATAGCGGCGGCAGTGAACAATTACACAGCAACGTCTGGGTACAGCTCTGTTGTTGATGGCGCCACAGTAACTTTAATCCACAACGCTGGCGGCACAGGCCCCAACACACATGCGGTGGTTGTCACAGCGACAGGGGATATCACAATTTCGCCGTCCAGCGGGATCACAATAGAGAACGGGTCTGCAACAGCGACGAGCTATGAGCCGGGTGATTACGCCAAGACAGTTGGGACAAAGATGTATGTTTTGGCAGGGTCTGTCATGCATTATTCAGCAGTAGCAGACCCAACGGACTTCACCACAGCGGCTGGCTTCGGGTTTGACAACCTGTCAACCAACACCTCTGGATCTGAGGATCTTGTCGCTATGGCTAATTATTTTAGCAGCCTTGCTATTCTTTCAAGAAACAACATACACATATGGTCTGTTGACGCAGATCCCGACCAGAACCAAGAGATCCAAGTGCTTAACAACACCGGAGCGATAGCGCCAAAGTCAGTTATTGAGTTCGGTGACAACGACGTGTTTTATTTATCCGAAAGCGGTATACGGTCTTTGCGCGCGCGGGACAGCTCTAATGCTGCATTTGTGAATGACGTGGGTGTTGCTATTGACACTCTTGTCCAAGAAATAATCAGGTCCAACGAAGACGCCGGGGCAGCCGCTGCCGGGGTGCTTGAGCCGCGGGATAGCCGGTATATGCTGGCTATTGGCTCCGACATATTTGTCTTTTCGTTCTTTCCAACAAGCAAGGTGACGGCTTGGTCTAAATATTCTCCCGGTTTTACAGTCACTGACTGGGCTTTCTCTGGACAGATAGTTCTTTGCCGTGCGGGTGATATTATCTACCGGTTTGGTGGACAGCAAGAGGCAGTATACGACGCAACAGCAATGACTGTTGTTCTTCCGTTCCTTGATGCTGGCGACCCAGCGGCTAAGAAAACATGGACCAATATAGACATAGCCTGTGAGGGGGTGTTCGACGTCTACGCGGCGTTTGATCCACTAAACCCAACCACTTTCGAGTTGATGTGTACCGTGCAGAACACGTCATATCAAGCCGCAGCTATCCCAATCCGCGGCAAATCAACACATATCTCTATCAAGCTCGTCAGTAAAAACGACGGGTATTCCCGGGTTGGTAACGTAGCCCTACATTACAGAGAGGGTAGCTCAAAATAATGAAGGTAGTCACACCGCGCCCGGGAGAGTTAAACCAGCTAGTGGATCTTGCAAAAGACATGTGGGCCGAAAGCGCTTTTTCTATAACAGATGATTTTGATGAATTAGCCACATTTGATTTTGGTCTTCTTGTCCTCACAGAGCACTTATCTGGCGGGGATTATTACATAGGCTGTATCAAAGACGATGAGGGAAATATTTACGCAATGATGCTTGGACAGGTGACTCCGTACTTTTTCTGTCCAAGCAAAAAGATGGCGCTAGACCATGCTTTGTACGTGACCGAAGAAAAGAGAGGGTCGTCAGCGGCGTATAGATTACTGAAAGAATTCGAGAAATGGGCTATCTCTCGTGGCGCTATTGAAGTATCGTTAGGTGTATCAACGGGAGTTAATCCCAAAAAGACACATGATTTTTATATTAAAATGGGTTATAATCATACTGGCGGAATATATAAGAAGCCATTAGAACAAGAACAAGAGGAGATCTGATATGTGTGGAGGAGGCGGAGGCGGCGGCGGAGACGGCGGTGCAGCAAAAAGAGAAGCCGACAGACAGGCTAAAATCAGTCAAGGCTTGACCAATATCAACAGTCAGTTTTCGCAATTCGACGACGGGTTCTTTTCGGAAAGAGAGCAAGCGTACACCGATTTTGCTCTGCCGCAACTGGACGATCAGTATGAAAAAGAGAAAGAGCAGTTGATTTTTGCCCTAGCAAGAAACAACCGTTTGGATAGCAACTCACGCTCAGAAAGGCTTGCAGATCTAGAGCAAAATCTTAATTTACAGCGCACAAACATCTTTGATGATGCCCTTGGTTTTGCCAATCGGGCGCGCGCAGATATTGAGAATTCTCGTGGAAACCTCGTGTCTCAGAACGCGTCGCTTCAAAACCCTTCCGCTATAGCTGATTTGGCCTCACAAAGAGCGACCTCATTGGCGTCAGCTCCAAACTTTGACCCTCTTGGTAGTCTATTCCAAAACACTACAGCGGGTATCGCAACAGCGGCGCAAGCCCAACAAAAACGTGCTCAACTTAACCAGTTGAATAACCTATTCATTGCAGACCCAGCAGGTTCTGGTTCAGCTCGGGTCGTATCTTAAAGGGGTTCTAAATGTGTGATCCTGTAACAGCTTCACTGATTATAGGCGCGGTGACAACCGGCGCCGGTACAATCATGCAATCAAAAGCGAGGGATGATGCGCAAAACCGCATTAGCTCGCTACAAGCTGCCGCTGACGAAACCAATAACAGCATTATCGCTGATACACAGGCGCTGCAACAAGACGCCGCGTCCGCTTTTGGCGCTGATGAATTTAGTGGGGGTGTAAACGACCAAGAGAACGTCATAAGAAACAAACTTATGGATAACTTGGTCAACGGGTTTGCTGATACGACCTTTGCGGAAACGCCGGAAATTGTCCAGCGGTCTGACGACAAGGCGCAAGCTGGCGCGCAAGATTTCGCGTCTGGTTTTGCGGATGCGCTTGCGAGGCTGCGCGGGTTCGACCAAAACCTGTTTAATCAAAACCTTAATATCGGACGAGTTGGAGAAGCGACACAACTAAACAGCGGCTTTATCCAAGGAAATGCGCAAGCGCTAAACTCAGACCCACAAACAGTAGACGCATCTTCTCCGTTTGGTGATGCTCTTGTAGCGTTTGGTGGAACCGCGCTCGCATCTGGTGCCACTGCCGGGGTAGGCGGCGCAAAGACCGCAACCCCACCTTTTGTAAAACCACCTAAGCCCGGTGTAAAACCACCTATACCAGCGAGGTTCAAATAAAATGCCACAATTTGCGTTCAATAGCCCAAACCCAGCGTACGCCAACAGCGCAGCGAACCTGAGCCAAGCATTGTTTGGACAGCCCACAGATATTGGCAACGAGCTAAAGAACAGGCTGATGGCCACACAAACACAGATAGCCGGTAATAAACTGCGTGGACAAAATGATTTTAGAGATATCCTTGAGGGTGTCGGTGGAGATTTAAACCAAGTCGATGGAGGTAGTCTCGCAGCTTCTATGGGCTTATCCGGTGTGAACCCTAGTGTTTTATCGTCCATGTCCTTGGACCCGCGCTTTCAGGAAATGGCGCAGAGACGGATCTCCGTTGCTTCTGGTAGGGAGCCGTCCATAGGCGCGCAGACCGCCGATATAAACGCGGTTAATGCGCTCACCACGGCGCGGCTCAACAACAAAGGCCGCGCCGGGTTTAAGCCTCCTCAATTGGTACCTAGTAATGTAGAGGCAATCAGAGAGTCAGCCATTGAAGGGCTTGGCCTCGATGAATCTCGCCTACAAAGAACAATCCAAGGAAACCAAAGTCTCGGGACTTCGATACTGGACATTATAAACAGCGCCAACGCGGACGGCTTAGGTAACGCAGCATTCACGCAAGGCCGTTTACAAGAATTCCTCGGTGACACCATCGGAGAAGAAACCGGTGGTGGTTTTGAAAACTTCTTTGACAGACTATTGTCCAGTGAAGCAGACAGCAGAGTTTACGATGTGAACGAGAACGCGCTCAGTTCTGTTTTACAACCACCAGCCCCCGCATCTACAGCAGGAGCCAGCGATCTTCCAAATCAGGTTATAGACAATCAGGAAGATGTTTTAGCTCAAGCCAGACAGGCCATTGCGCAGGATAAAGATCCTGCTATGGTGATGAAACGCTTGCAACAGCTTGGTATCACAGTAGATCCGGGGAGACTTTAATGCCGGGA